CGTGAACGTCGTGTCGAACTGCGTCACTCCGGTCGGAGCCATCGAAACAAATGGCATCAGCGCCTGGTACTGGGCCAACGGCGCTTGCTGAGCTTGGAGCAATCCAGCGCGTTGAGCATCAAGCTCTCGTTGCCTTTGCTGCTGAGCCATGCCGCCAATGCCTTGCAAGCTTGCCACGTCCTGGGCACCGGACTGTTGCGCCTGCTGTCCCAGGCCGCTCAGGAAGCTACCATAGCCCGTCTGCGCGGCTCCGAGAGCCTGGCCACCCGCCGCCTGCTGCGACCCGATCTGTCCGTACTGACCTGCAAGAGCGCCAGCCACGCCCATGCCGGTTTGGCCTGCGGCTTGTCTCGCCGCCGCACTTTGCTGTCCGTAACCAGACAGCGCTTGACCCAAACCTGTTCCGGCGGCAAAACGCTGACTTGCGTAGTCGCCAAGCCTTCCTCGCAGTTGTTGCCCTGCGCCAAGTCGAGACTGAGCAGTCTGCCGCAGCAGATCACTGAATTGAGACCCGGCTGCAAGCTTAGATCCCGCAGCCTGACCAAGTTGCCCGGTCACGTCTCGACCAGCGCCATAAGACTGGCCCAGTAGCGCGGCCAAACCGCCTGACGCGGTGCGTGCTGCTTGGCGACGCCTTTCGTCCTCGCTGATAGCCCTCTGTTGCGCTTGCTGGAAGCCCTGGGAGCGTAACGCGCCTACCGCCTTTCCTAGCCCCCTACCCATCGCTTCTGCTCGCTCTTGAGCTGTCAGACGCGCTCTTGAGCCAAACGCTGACTCGCCGCCGGTCTGAATGTCTCTGGCACGCTGAGCCGCGTCTTGCTGGGCAAGCCCTTCAGTCGCGTCTTCGATCATTTGCTGGACGACTTGGTCTTCGAAAGGGTCTTGGTAGCGAGCCGTTGCCGCGCCGATGTCAAAGTCACCAGTGGTGCCTCGGAGTAAATCTTCTGACTCGGCCAAGCCGCCGCGAAGTCGCGCAGCTTCCTGCATGCTCATGCCAACCGTGTCAGTGATGTCTCGCCCGAACTCGTCGTATGCCCTTCTGCCCTGTTGTGTGGCTCCAGCCAGGTCCATGCCAAACCTTTGCGTGTCTCGAATGCCCTGGCGGCTTAAATCGCCCAGATCCCCTCGGAAACGCTCTTCTGCGGCAATAGATCTCCCGCGCCCCTCTTCAATCCCTCGCAGAGAATCCAAAAGGGCACGATCCCTTTGGTCAAGGGCGAATCGAGAACCTTCGCGGATGGCGCGCAGTGCGCGTTGAGACGAAAGAGCCTGATCGCTCAAGCCTTTTTGAATGGAGCCAATCCCCAACTCTCCTCGCCGCATCGCCTCATCGATGAAAGGCTGCTGAATTCCGATGTTGGCTCGGGCCATTTCCATTGCCCGGATCTGATCTGGGCTGAAGCCCGCAATCTCTTGAGGGATAACAATCGGTCGCCCTTCTTCGTCGAAGAATGTTCTCTCCGCTGCGCGAAAAGCGCCGGGGATAAATCCGCCCTGCCCGTCCAAGCCAAACAGTAGCTGTTGGGTGATCGGGTCCATCCGTTGCTCGGTTTTGCGAATCTCACCGACATACGGCTGCTCGTAAGTAGGCGGCTGATATTCTTCGTCGTTATCTGCCGCACCGCCCTCTTCAAAACGCCTAACTCTTCGAAGCTGCCCAGGGGTCAAAATGCTCATGCGGTAGCCCTCTTTGACTTTGGTTTGTCAGCAAACTCAGCGAACAAATCCATCATCTCATACATCAGTTTTGTGCCATCCTCGCGGCTCTCGCTGCCGGATGGCGTCAGGGTGATGATGCCTCCATCACCTTTATCTAAATCAAATGCGCCAGCGCCTCGAACGGCTTGGCCGGTCATCACGAATTCACCGTCTGACAGCATGGCAGGCACATCATCGCTCGTTTCAGTGCCTTCTCCGTTGATGCCGCCGTTCATCCTTTCGAAATCTTCGACAGCCACGTTCCCGCCTTTTGCGTAAGCCATCGCGGTTGTGCCAGTTCCACTATTTGGGTTGGGCCGACCGCCGCTCAACGGCGGCATGGTACCGGCAGGAAGCAGCCCATACTCAACGGGGTTGGGGGCCGGTTTGCCCATCCGTCGAGCAATTTCTGCCTCGATGTTGTAGCGGCCAGTCGCACCTTCTTGAGTCAAAGGTGTCAGGGGGACGCCTTTGCGGTCTTTTGCTTCGTCATAAGCAAGTTTGGCTAGTAACCCCGCGATACCAAGGCTACCCACCGTTCCTAAATTTAGGCCGCCTGCATTGCCCATTCCGCCCATGCCGCCCATGCCGCCCATGCCGCCCATGCCGCTCGCAGCAGCGCTACCCGATTGTAGTGGGGTGGAGGTTTGCGCCGTGGTATTGGCGGTGCTAATCACTTGAGAGGGGTCAATTTCGCCAGAAGCAACTAGGCTCTGAACGATTTGCTCGGGCGTGAAGCCGTAAGCTTGCATGCTCAAAATTTTTGCTTCACGGGTCGATGTCATATTGGGATCAGCCTGGGTGTAAGCGTCTAAGGTCGCCTGAGCATCTGCGGCCCTCTGTGCAACAGCCGCCTGGGACGCATAATCCGTTAATCCAAGCGCATCACCAATGCTGCCAGCAAAGTCGCCGATGAGGCCGAACCGACCGACCCGGTCTCGTCCGGTTCCTTGAAAAACATCGCCTAAGAGTCCGCCCCTGCCAGTCTTATCGACACCACCCCCGGTAAAAATATCACCTAAAATTCCGCCCCTGCCCGCCTTGTCGAAACCGCCTCCGGTGACAAGATCGCCAAGATATCCGAATCGACCGCTCTGGTCTGCGCCACCGCCCATGATGAGGTCGGAAATCTTGAATCCGCCAGATCCGCCTGACTTTGCCCCGGTTACAGCCCCCAAAGCTGCAATGCCTGCCACGTAAGGCGCAGCTTTTTTACTGACCTTGGCAATGCTTTTGAAGGTTTTCTTAAACCACCCAAATTCTTCCAGGCCAGTTGTCGGATTCAAACTAGCAATGCCGGCACCGACGATGTACTTTCTTGGATCGAGATCCAGTTCCTCAAACTTACGTTCAACCGCGCTTTCAAACTGAGGGTCTTCCATGCTCTCGGGTGGCAGAACAACCTCACCGACTCTCAGGTGAGCGAGCTGAGTGTCACCGCCGCGTCCGTGTGAAGCGAGCATTTGAGCTTGTTCAAGCAGCGGCGCATTTTGCCCAACAATCAAATTGTCAGCAGCATCCTCGAACATGGACCTTTCTGACATGTCTTCAGTCACCCGACTTTCTTGCATCAGGCTTTCTGCCATCAGGGAGGAAATTAGGTTGTCAAGATCTTCGTTTGATTGCTGCTGCATCGCCATGCCTGGGCCAGACCCAATGGCTGAAGCGTCGGGCAAAGCTTCCATCTCGGTCACCATCATTTCTTCTGGAGCATCGACCTCACCGCCTTCAGCGAACGGCTCGGCGACCAAATCACTGCCAATGAGGTTCTGAATTCGACTTTGAAGCATACTGTCCATTACGGTGTACTCACGGTTACAGACCCAACGCCAGCGGTGATCGCCAGCCCCGTTGGGTAAGTTTGATGGCTATAAAGATCTCGAAAACTCGTGCCATCAAATGCTTGATGAATTTGATTGGTAGTATTGAAGATTATACTGCCAGTTGCAAATTGCAGCTCACTGATTTCAGTCGAGTTGAAATGGGGAGAAATGCTGTAATCTATCGACCCTAAGTTCAATTCGAGAACGCGCACGAGCCGATTGAAGGTTTCGGATGTGACAACATCGCCTTGTGAAAATGGCAGTTGAGTTTCGAGCAGCCTGCTCATGCACGCCTGCCGCTGGGCTGAATGTCAATTCGAGTAGAACCGAGCCTCCATTTGTATCCTTTTTGGCTCCCAGCGGCATTGTCATCGTCGCTTTCGAAGCGAAAGACGACTTGTCTGGCCCTCGTCCGCACGCTGCTAAATGTGGTTGTCGACGTGACCTGAGTGGTCGAGTCAGTCGTCAAGCTCTGCCCTGGATAGTCACGACTTTTCAAAACAACATTCATCGCCGGATCGACGGAAACGCCCGTTTCCGTCACGAATTTCATGTCTGGGATGATCTGCTTGACGAAAGAGAATGAGTCGCCAGATGAAATGTCCAGATCGGCACTTTGAATGAACACTCCGGTCATCGCATCTTCGTAGTCGTCATAACCGTTCTCGTGCTCAAAAACACACTGCTGAGAGCTGCTCGTGGCAGTCGCATAAGGTAGATCTTCAATGCCTGCGTCAAGCCAGGCGTAACGCGTCAAGCTGCCAACCGACCAATGGTTCTCCTCATAATTGTAGATGACATAACGACTGATCTCTCCGGTGCCGTCCTCAATGCTGGGATAAAAAAACCATATTTCACTAAACTCAGAGTTTATCCCCATGTGACACTTGAAGGCTTGGTCGAGATCCAAGTCCTCAAACACATACTCTTGAACGGTGCAAGGTAGCCTCCTGACCGACCCGCTGTAAAAATAAAAGCCCGTCTTGCTGGCGTAGAACACGCCGTTTGGCGCGTTGACCGCGCACTTGGGCGACAGCAGCCCGGAACCCTCGTTGATCAGATTGATCGCAAAAGTCAGCGGTGGCCCGATGAAGTTCATGCTGTACAAGCTGGTGTCTGTGAAAATCAAGATCTCTTGGCGAGACTTGATGCCCCCGACGATAAAAGAGCCGGATGACAATCTCAAAGATCCCGCAGTGTTAGTTGCAGTTGGCTCGAAATCCAACTCGTTTTCTTGGTCCGAGAAAGCCACCAGCATCGGATCGACAGAACCCGTTCTGGCGCTTCCCGAGATCGGGTCTGCACCCAGCACCACCAGGTGGCGGTCAGTCTCTGATGTGATGACTTGCAGGCCAACCGTCGGCACCAAATTAGCTCCGCTAACCGAGGCAAGCTCGACTGCCCTTACGCTTGTTCCATTGTTTTCGACCCACCGGTAAATCCCTGCGCCACGAGGATTGATGATTAAATTCTCGCCGTAGTTGTCGTGGGTCCAGAGCCGAAGTTGGTTGACAGCACTGATTGCTGACGCTGAGCCAAAACCGCCCGCGCCCCAGGTACCAACACCCCAGCCGCTTGACTTGACGAACGTATCCAAGCCGACGTTGATTTGATATGTGCCTACTACGCTAGAGCCGCCATTCCCGCTGTCACTGCTGTTCGCCGTGACGGTTGCTCCAGACGTATCTTTAGCTGTTATTTCGTAAGTGTTCGTTCCGGTGACCAGAGAAATTTGATATTCCTGGTTTAAAACCGCCGCCGTGACGTTCCCGCCGAGCGTAGCTGCTCCGCTAAAGGTTACGAAATCATTATTGACTGCGCCGTGAGCAGTGTCAGTCACAGTGATTGTGGAGGAGCCGTCCGTTGCAGAAAAAGTGACATCACCCGCAGATGTCGTTGCACGAATCGGGGTGATGTCAAAATAGCTATCGCCATCTTCGACGTAATATTTGAACGTCGTGCCAACGCCCAAATAGCGCTGACCCCCCAAACTGATCCACGAGTGTAGAGCGCGGCCAGTGCCAAGGAAATAATTTGCCCCCAGCTTTTTCCAGCCGCCTACTTTTTCAACTCGCCCCTTTCTAAATCGGACCAAGTTGCCATCGACCCATCCGCCCTTTGAGGAATAGTCAGTGCCTTCCTTGTCGATTCCAGGCTGAAACTCTAATGTTTGTAGCGGCATCAGCCATCACGCCAACCGAATGATCGCGCCAGTCGCCGTGGGGCTTGGAAAGACGATGGTGAAATCCCCAGCCGTGCTGGTTTTGTCTCCACCGAAATCGATAACCGCGCACGCCTTGTCGCTCTGCGTGTCGTTGTAGATCATACAACCGCGAGCCGTGACGGTAGCCGTTCCAAACGTCAGATCTGCAAAGTCGCATACTGCAGTCGTTCCAGAGGTCGTTGGAGTTACGGACGTAACCGTGTTACCACCCGAGGTGTAGTTCGTGCCGCTGGCTTGGCCAGTGGTCGTGAACGCGGTCGTACTAGCGCCTAGCGTCGCGCTGGACGTATACAGAGCAAGCTTAAAAGCATTGCCGCTGCTCGCCGTGAAGTTGTGCGTGCCAACTAAAAGCTCTTGCTTAAAGCTAGTGGGAATTGCAGAGGTAATGGCCATCTATAGCTCCTTGATTATCTTTGCCATATCTTCATGCCCTTGTGATGCGAGTAAACCACGAATCGTCACCCGGTCAGAAGCGATGGCGTTCTTCATTCCAAGCAATATTAAAGTATAAACTTGGTTTCGAAAAGCCTCTGCTTGCAAGCGAATATGTGGCTCAGCTTCCTCTGAGATCCCCAAAATCTTTTTTGTCGTCTGTTTTGCCCAAAATTCCACGTCGTGCCCACGATTTTCAGTCGTGGAAACCATGATCTGGCCAAGCTCAAATTTGTCCCCAGGCATTGGTTACCCCTTATATGGCTCGGGAGACGATGGCAGTTCAACCGTCTCCAAATTGTGTTTTTTGACCATCTGCGCCAACTCTGAACGGTTGCAGACTACCCATTCTCCTGCCGGATTCGGCATTGCTATTTTCGGATTCGGTAGGCGGTGGTAACCATACAACCTTTCCTCAATCGGCACGTTCTGATCGAGCAAAGAAGATCTCGGGCTTACGCCAACCTTTATGCCAGTGGCGATCATTTTGCAGATCCAAAACTCAAGGCAGGCCCGACCAGCTTCCGCAAAGTGCAGGTTGTTTTTGTAGCTGAAGTCCATGCCAAACAGATCGACCTCGCCTACGTTATTCCATGCCGCGAAGGCCAGGGCATAAGACACTGTAGTGTTCATGTAAGCGCACCGCTGATCCTTGATCACCTCTTCTAGCGGATACTCAACCAGCGCAGGTACGCGCTCATCGAGCTGGCAGGTGTAAATCGGCTTGTCAAACGTGGGCAGCAGCTTTCGCATCACATCGGTTTGATTTCCTGCATCATCGGTATCCAAAAATCGACTGGCAGGGTCGAGCATAAAAACGCGATCACAGTCGAAAACCGACAAGGCCGAGTTTATGACCCAAACCTCATCCCACTCGACGCTGTTTTCCTTGCCGATGACATAGTCGATCTGAGAGGCTCCCAGACCGATTATCGCTATTTTTTTGCCTTCAAGTTCTTTGATTTTGTCCAATTAAGTCACCCCTGTACGCAGTAAGTCATATCGATACTCGTCTCGGGTTCCACGGCCTTCGCTCAGATTCTTCATCCGAGCAACGCCCTCCACGAAACGAGCCTCGAAATTGGCTATCACGTCAGGAGCTTCTTTCAAGAACACGGCAGCCTCTACCAAGGTGCCGTAAAGCAAAGGATCAGGATGATCCGTTGACAGCAGTGTCGTTCCCGAATCAGAGCCAGCGGTCAAAGACGCCGGCTTGGCCAGGTAGTGCAACTCTGCGGTGTAACCAGTATCTGGCACGGGCGACAGCTCAAATGCTGCCTCATCGAACTGAGAGTAATATTTTGGCCTACCAGTCGTTGTAGTGATGGGGCTGTACTCTTTAATGAACGATGGATGCTTAAAATCCAGATAGTGGTACTTGTTACTGCTGTCAATCACGGCCAATGAGAACGGCGCAAAATAGTCGCTTGGTGTCGCCAAAAAGCGATTGCTTGCCGTCAACGTGCCCTGAACATTTTTTCTTTGCTCGGGAAGCTGAACCAGCTTAAATATGCGGCTCTCAGCCTCCTTGATAAAAGTATCAAGGTTGTTGTTGAACGTGGTCTCGTTGACCTGCAAATAATCTTGCACGGTCGATTTTAGCGTTGCCAGTGTGAAGCTCATGACGTTGTTACCTCCACAGTTCCAACACTACACGTAATTCCAAAAGTTTGCAAAGTTGTGCCCAATTTACCATCCCCGACATTCGTGTACATCGTGAAGACGGTGTTGTCATTGCCATCAGCAGCCTGATCAGGTCTGGTGATTTGCAACGCCTGCGGATCGACCGGCGTTGGCTTTGGCATGAGCTGGGGATGCTTTGGCGACCACTGATCTGGGCCGACCAGCAGCCCGTCCCAGGTCATCTTCATATCTTTGAGGCGATAGCGAAACCCCGTGATGTCACAGATCCCATAAGCGCGTTTGTTGGATGCGTAAGCCATCAGGCGATGTTGTAGCCGCGAAGATCCGGGGCAACCCTAAAAGAAGCTCTATCCTCGTCCTGGCTCAGAGCGCGTTCAAATTCTTCTTCGTAGTACGCTTTCAGCATTTGCACCCGCTCTGGCGCTTTTTTTAGCGCGAGGTAGTAAGCCAGGCCAGCGGCCAGGCACGGGTAAAATCGAAAGGGCACTTGCAACGTGTTAGCTCCAACATCCGCATCATCGATTCGGCTGAGCACGTTCAGATACAAGTCGTATTTTGATGTTTTGTCAGGGGCAGGCCACACCGTGACGGTCGGACTAATCTGCTTGTCCACGAAATATTGATTTGGCTTGCCCGTCGTCGCCTTCGTTGACATGTTGGCGTACTCGGATCTTGACATCCGCGAAAGCGGAACGTCGGTCGCCACGCCGCCAATTGTTTCTCGGATAAAAACATCGAGCACGTCGATGGTCGCTGTCGAATTCGTTGTGTCAATGGTGTAAGAAGTCGTGTCTTTGACCATTGCCAAACTTTTTTGGTTGATCGTCCACTGGTTCAAGCCACGGTTTGCCCACTCTGCGAGCATCAAGTTCAGCGATCTGTTGGCTGTCTTCAGGTCATAGCCAGTACGAAGTTCGAGTCCGCAGCGCTCGAACGCCTCTTCGACGTAATCGGCCACGTCCAATTCGAAATCTTTACTTCCGCTTACCGCCATTTTTCTCTTCCGCGTAGAGGTTGTCGAAGACCTGGTTCACATCAAGGCTGTAGTCTAAATCAGATTTTGAATAATGGATATGCTGAGAGGGCTTGAAATCTGGCGCACCTTCGCCCGCCTCAAACCAGGCGGGATGAGTCACCCTTACCCTGTTATTAGGCAAAGCGACGATGTTTCCAGTCCACTCACCGGCATCCAACAACTCTAAGACATGAGACTGCTTATGCTGAGCTGGATCATCAGCTATCTCATTCTCCGCGTAGTCCACAGTGAATAGGTATTTTGCCGGGTATAAATCTCCATCAATCTTCGCCAGCCAAGGACAGGGAGTGCAACGATCAAGTACATAAACAGAATGATGATAAGAAGAACAATCCCAAGGCTGAGCAGCCCATACCGGCATAGGCGTCGGCCAATCTTCAAGAGGGGTGTCTCCCACAAGCGCCGTAATAGGCATCCTAGCCCACATAGCGCCGCCGTGTACGTTTGGCTCCGCATCATCCTCATACGTTTCAGCCCCTGTAAAAATGAGCTGAAATGATAAGCAGCGAGTCGGCATTGTTGTGACAGCGATGGCCATCGCATGGAGAAACTCGCCATGATATTTTTCATGGTTGTGCGTGTATTCCCTTCGAACCCAGCACTTAAAGTGCGGGATATTGCTTTGGAGGTAAGACATTACCTCCGGCCATAAAGCCCGCTATTTTTGCTTGAAGGCTTTCTCATCCCGCCTGCTGCTCCACCCCTAGCGTAACCCTTAGTCTTCATGGCCCCGCCCTTCGCGTAGCCCTTAGTCTTCATCGCGCCGCCTTTGGCCATGCCCTTGGCTTTCTTGGCTGAGCCACCTTTTTTCATGCCGCCGGGCATCATTTTCTTCTTGCCGCCCATGGCCCCGCCTTTGGTGCCCATCTTGCTCTTCATAATCGTGCCTCCGTTTTTGGCAAAAGTTGCGACGTTAGTGGGCTTCCCACCGACGCCCTGTTTCTTCGACCGCTTTCGGCGAACCGCTGAAGCGATCTGTTTTTCACTCATTGTTGCAGCTTTGTCGGCGGGCACGCATTTGGGGTAGCCGCGATCCGAATCTTTTGCACTCTTGCGACCACACTTTTCAAAGCCGCCGCCTTTTTTGGGCGCTGAGATGTCAACCCAGTTGCCACCTTTGCCCTTACCGAACCACTTTTTGAGTCCTCCCCTGGGCTTAGCCACGAGGTACTCGCGTCTTTTTTTGCTTACTTGGCATGATCGCGCCGCAGCCACGACCCTGCACCATGACGGTTCCGCCCATGTTCATTTTTTTTGCCATGCTCTTAGCAATTGCAGTGCCGCGCTTGCGCTCGTACCGGCTGAGCTTGCCGTCTTTATTCAGATCGCTTTTCTTGGGGTCGAGACTCACTTCGCCTCCCTGAGCGCCTTTGTACTTGCCGCCCATGCGTTTGTATTCTTGGACCATCCAGCCATTAGCATACGCGCTAGGGTAAACATCAAACTTGGCTTTCGCTTTTGCTTTCGCCTTACGGTATAGCGATGGGTTAGCTACGTTTTTTGGGATATCGCTGGCTGCCATTATCAAGCCCCCCTAAAATATGGAGATGACAAAAAATCTTGGGCAAAGTCGGGCATACTCTTCGTAGGCATCTCCGGGTCAACTGTGCGTTTTTTCGGTGCTACACGAACCGGCTTGTGCCTATTGGGTACGACCGGATTGCTTCCAGATGCGCCTTGGCCTTGTCCCGCTCCAGATGCTGGCACGGCGACTGGGTATGGGGCTGCAGAAGTGCTGTAGATTTCGCCCTCCCCGTAGTAGGGGTGGCCCTCAAAGCGGTAGGGGTCAGTCGGCCCAGCGGGGTCGGTGGAGGAACCGTCAGTCGGATCTGGGCCGGTGGGCGCTGGGCCTGCCGGTTGCTGGGCCGCCATTTGCGCCATGACATCTTCGGTGATTTGCCGGCGCAAAGCCTCAACGTCTACCTCTCCAGGAATCTGTCCCCTGAGCGCCTCAATTTGAGCTTGTATCGGATCGATGGCCGAACCAATTTCTTGCTGACGCTGACCAGCTATCGTTTGCGTGAGGCTGCTCAAATCCTCTTGAGTTAAGCCAGCGGACGACAGTGCCTGAAGTTGTGCGGCAAGGTCAGATCTTTCGGTTGCCGCAGCGTCTATCGCTTGCTGGAATGTAGCGGTCTGGTCATTGACCGAAGCTATTTCAGCTTGAATCGCAGCGATTGGCAACGCTCCCAAATTTTCCGACAGAGCGTCAATTCTCGATTCTAAGCCGGACACCAAATCCGCCGTGTTGCTTCGAATGTCATCCGAATAAGACGCCATGCCAGAATCGACATCCTGATACAGACTTTCTAGCTTCTGGTTAAGCTCACTGATTTCATCTTGAGTCGCGTCGGCGTAAGTTTTCTGACGTTCATCAAGTTGTGTGTAGTTCTGATCGATAGCCGCATCAATCTCTGCTAAGTCTCCAGACAAAGACGCTAAACGGTCTTTGAGATCTCCAATCAGCGAGCCTTGTCGGTCGCTTAGGTCGCCTATCGCAGCTTCTTGAGCCTCTCGAACAATTCTGTCGCCCTCCTCGATTTGACGAGCAAGCTCAGCGCGTTCGTCTAATCCGGCCATGCGCAAGTCAAGTGTTTCCGCGCCAACCTCGCGCTGCAACTCTTCAATACGTTGCTCCAGCGCTTTGCTCAAGTCTGACCTTTCGGCAAGCGCCGCCTGTTCTGATGAGGCAAGCTCCTCACGCAGTAGGTCTCGAAGGGTGTTTATTTCTGCCTGACGTTCAGCCTCGGAAGCTTCGTTCGCAGCCCGCTGATCTTCGATGATTTTTTCGAAGCGCCGAACCGTCATGTCTTCGTCTCTCGGCATGGGAGCGGCTAACGTCCTCATGCTGTACGGTTGCGGAGCCTCTCTTTCACCCCTGTCGTAAACCGGGCGATTCATCAAGTAGTCTTGCAGAGATGCGTATGGCGACGTTGCTTGAGAATATTCTCCTTGCGCAGACAGCAGATCTTGAGACGGAGATACTTCTCCTCCGTCCGCGTAAAACCCGAGATCCCTCCAGATGTTTCCTGTTTGGCGGGGGAAAACGCTCCCAACATTCCGCAAAAAAGCGTTTTGAGACTGATCGAGTCTAGCGCCGACTTCAGAGATACCCCTATTCAACGCATAGTTTTGCGCCATCGATTTGGCTGCCATCGTGGGGTTGTAAGCAAACCCTGCGAGAGTCCCCAGGGTACGAATGCCCCTCATCACGGGTTGGCCGAGACTGAAAGCTTGGTTGAAAGCTCGACCAGCCGCGCTCTCAGTCCCTGGCGTTACGAAGTCAGAAAAAGCCGCAATGCCTCTTTCAACTCTGTCTTTGCCCGCTATCAACTTGAGAGCCTGCGCCAGCGGGTTGTTTGAAACAGTTTCTGTAAGAAACTTGGCCGCTGGAGCGCGGGTAGCATCAGCCGTTCCGAGCCGGTCCTCAGATTCAAGATCCTCTTTGAGTTTCTCTCTGATTTCCGCTTTCAGCTCTTCGATGTCCTCCAGCCCGTAAATTTCTGGCATCGGAATATCGAAATCGATTGGAGTTGCAAATGCGCCCGGCTCAAAACTGAAGTTGGCGGGGTCGATAAACGTACCGCCAGCAGCGCTAATCCTTGGCGCAGTGACAACCAACTCCGGGATGAAATTGCCGCCAGAAACGCCAATCCTTGGCGCAGTGACAATCATATTCGGGATGGCACCGCCATCTGGGTTTAGGTCGTCAGCGTCTCCGTCTCCACCGCCCATGATCTACCTCACCAATTCTTGCACGACCAGTAGGACGCTGCGAATACGTCTTTTTTCTTTTGCACCGCGTCGCAGTTATGGCGAGCGCGAAAGTTTCGCCTGCGCTCCTTGTTGTCGCGTTTAATTTCCATATTCGGGTCGCCGTAACGCACAATCTTAACCTGATCACCTTTTTTGGCTAGAACCGCAAACTTCTTGTTCTCGCCAGGCGTTCTTTTCTGCTGGTTGTAGCCAGGGAAAGACTCGCCACGGTAGACGAGTCTTCCAGACTTAGTACGTTTAACGTCGCTCGTGTCAGCCATCAGGCGTAGGTCTTCAGCACCTCGACGATCACCGTGTAGGTGTCGCCGCTGCTTGCACCAATCGTCGTAAACTTCACGTCCCCAGTCTTTCCTGAGCCGGCATCATTTGGGATTCCCGAAAAATCTGAATAATCGTGATACCCGTTTGAGTCGGGGGAAAGCCCGATGATTAACGTGTCCGAAGTTGCGTCGTTGAGCAATTCAACACCCATGCCGACGCATTGCCACCAAATTTTGGAGACAGCCACCTCGCTGCACGACTTGCCTGCGCTGTTCGCGGCCATCGAGCTGACATCAATCTTCGTAACAGCAGACTCACCGCTACCATCGCTGATATTAGTGAATTTAAGGACGGCTTTGCGCTCGCCGTCCTGGATCGTTTGGCTGGTTACTGCATCTGCCATGCCTATCTCCTATTTGGTGGATTAAGCGTCAGCGAAAGGCGTAACAATCGTCCCTGAGCCAAGCAACAGCGTGTTGTGAACGAGGTAAGTTGCAGCGTCAATAGCTGTCACTTGCACTACGCTGCCGACCAAACCGCCTTTGGTGGAGCCGTTCAGCGTCATCACGTCGTTGGTTGCTGCCGGGAAAAAAGCCTTTTTCGAGCCATCATCTACAGCGACCATCGCTGCGCCTTTAAATTTGTCAGTGCCATCGGTCAAGATGTCCAGGTCCGTCGCTGCAGTTTCCACGTAGAAGAAAAAAGACGCGCCGATGTTGTTGTCTTGGTCAGGCGACGTGGGGTCAGAAGGCGTGCTGGACTTAATTGATGGCAGAGTAAATTTGCCGTCTGCATCGTTCAGCAGAATGATCTTGCCCGCGTGAGCCGCGACAGTCAGCGTGGTGTCTGCTGAAAGACTGACGCTGCTGTTTACGCCGGCAGTGATGAAGCCACCCAGAGATTTAACTGGGCCAGAAAATGTTGTCTGCGACATTAGGATATACCTCTTACGAAAGGATTCGCCCCAGAGTCTTCGTAACGTCTGCTGAGCCAGTCGCTGGGGCTGATTTAATCTCAGGCTTTCAGTTTATGCCAACAGCCCACCAAAAAAAAGTTAAATTATTTCCACGTTTATGTGTGTAAATAGTTGTACATCGACACGGGATCTGTATAATTAGGGCCACAACAAAGGAGATCGAAATGGGTAACGACATCAAAAATTTTGGCGACATGGATCTAAGCAACTTGACCGACGAACAGCTTGACTCAGTCAAGGTACTGGCTTCAGCGGCGATGGAGCACTTTGACAGAATGAGGTGGGCCGGCCCTGATAAGGACTCCCGGTTGGCCTCGAAAGAGGATGGGTTGATGGCGTTCCGACTAATTGGCCGAACTCGGCGGGAGAAAGAAGCAAGAACGGAGGCCGCGTAAGCGGTCCAAGGAGGAGAAATGAAACAGCGTATCATTACGGCAAATGCCTACGTGCTCACGGAGGTTCGCCGGCTGGCGGGGGATGGTCGAACCGTCGTTGCCGTTTACCCAACGAGAGAACTGGCTGAGCAAGCGAAGGTGAGCCGCGAAGAAACGTGGCATCACGCGATTGTGACGATCGAAGAAACCACGCTCAAGCACGCAGACCAATTAGATTTGCGTCTCACATAAATCACAGCAGACCGCGTAAGCGGCCCGGAGGAGAAAGTGATGAAAACGACATATCTATCGCAGCGGGAAATCCAGCAAATGGCAGAAGCCGCTTTAACCTCTTATGAGTTCAGTTGCTGCTGGAACCGAGCGTTTGAAGAAGCCGCTGAGTTTGCTGCTGATACGCTAGGCGTAAAGGCTACCCGCGCTCAAACAGCAACAGCGGTCAAGATCGCGCAAGCAGGCTGGGAGGGGGTTCGGGCCTCAGTTCAGCAAATCACATACACGCCTCAGTAACAAAAAAAATGGCACAAAAAAAGGGGGCATAAGCCCCCTTTCTTTTGCTTGGTATCTACGCGCCTTGTGAGCCGTAGATGCCGCGCCAGTCGCTAAAGCCGAAGCTGTAACGCTCACGAGCCTTGTAACGGATGTTACCAGTCGTGAAGTCAGGCTCCATGCTCGTTTCCATCGCGGTGCGTTGGAACATCTTCAAGCCTTCGCCAGCGTCAGTAACGCTAGTCAGCAGGAAGAAGGCATCAGGGTCAGTCAGATAGTGATTGACCGTGTAGCCGCCTGGCAGTACACCAGTGTTACGCACGGCATTGATGTCGTTGTCTGCAGTACCGGAACGCAAAGTTGAGTTCAGGATACGGTCAGCAACGAATACCAACTGAGGCGGAACAACCAGCTTGGTTGCTTGCACCGAAATGGTCAGACCTTTGTCGTCGGTGAACGTGCTGATGTCGATCAGCGCGTCTTCCAGAGACGTTTCGTTTAGGTCGGCCATCGATGTCGCACGGTTTGCAGCAGTGCCACCACCCGCTAGAGGGTGTGCCGTGTTGATCAACGTCACGCCATCGCCACCAGTAAAGTTGGTGTCAAATGCGTTGTTGAGAACGTCAGCGCCTTTTACCTCTTTGGTGTTCGCCATAGATCGGGCCAAAGCCTTCACATAACGCTTGCCAAGTGAGTCATAGAGGTTGTCCTCGACCGCCTCATCGGTGAGCGCAAACGCCAGCGCGACAGTGTCGTGCGTATAACGTGCAGTGTAAGACTCAGAGGCGTTATCAAATTGTACGCCCTGACCTTCAGTTTTTGTGGGTGCCCCACTAAAACCCGTGACCAGAACCTCCTCCTCGAAAGCTCGTTGTGAGTCTTCGATAGCGAAGATTTCTTCGTACTCGCGGTCATAACTGTCGTAAGACATGCCGAAAAGCGAGTTCAGACCCGGCTCTAGCTCTTTAGCTAGTTGTGCTCTTGAAATAGCCATTGTCTAGCCTCCTGTTAAGCTAAGCCAGCGCCCTTGACGCCGAAGATTGAGTTTTGGATTACCACGAGCACGTTAGTGTTCGCAGCCCCTACGTCCGAATTATTCGGATCTTGCGAAATGTCTATCGCTTTGATAGGCAAGTTCGTGGTGGTTGCACCGGTGGTGACATCAAGCTCAGCGCCAGAAATTCCGGTCTGAGTGCTGCCCGAGCTGGTATAGACAATGTCGAAATTGCCGAAAAGATCGGCAACAGGGAACGTGTCGTCAGCCTGAACTTCGTAGACAACATTCGGATCATCGATGATGAACGCAATGATGTCTGAAGCGTTGGTGCTTGCAGGGTAGTAGTTGCTGTACACCTGCTCGCCCGATGTCGGATCAGTGTACTGACAACCGTTAAAAACACCAACTATCGGCACAGTGCCTCCGTCAGCGTGAACTTCCACCGTACCTCCGGTGACTTGAGCGACCATATCGCCTTGAAAAATGGAGGTACCATAGTTCGCAGCAATACGATATCGACTTGAGCCACCCGAATAGGGTGCGCCACCGATCATTCTGACCGGCTTCATTCCAAATGCAGCGTCTTTATTCGCCATTTGAGATTACCTCTATCGTCGTCCAAATGTGACGTTGCTATCGCGCTGAGGATCATACTTCACGTAACGGCTATCACCACGAGTTTCATTGAACATAGTATTGTCCAACGCATCAGTGGCTTCCTGGCTCTTCGCTCTGTAATAGGCTCGGCGCTCTTCAACCGTTTCGTTCGGGATCTTCGCTAATAGCAACCCTTCGTTGTAAACCACGCCTTCGTGTCGGCCATTGTCCATCGTGGGTAAAGAACGCCATTCTTCTGGAAGGTCGGTTCCTCTAACGAGTTCCCATCCCTCACGAATCCGGCGCGAGACATTCGCTCTATCTTCTTGGCCCAGCATTGACTCCCTGATCCACCGATAGGTGTAGCCTGGTGGTGGCGGGGGAGTTTCCAATGATCGAACAGGTCGCCATGGTTTTCTGCGAGTCTGATTATCGTGTGACTGCGAATCACGAGATGAACGTGCGCTTGCTTTTGTTTCTGCCATTTTATCTTGCCTCTCTTGATGCAATTTTCTGCTTCTCTTTGGCTACCCGCTCCAACCATGCCTGTTCAGACATGTTATGGGGCTTCAAGCCTCGAAGACGCTCTAGTTCAGACTTTGAAAAGCTTACGCCGTTCTTTTTGCCTTGTGTTTTCGACCGACCCCCGGTGGGGGCAGAAGCAACTCTTTGCACAGCGGGCTGACTTCCAGTTTCAACGGTCTGAGATCCACCATCAGCGGATCTGGTGTGAGGATACGCCGTACCTACACGGCTGTCCAATTCTTGATAATACTCATCTGAGCCAACGTCGTAACCTTCGTTTGCCAGGTTGTAGTGAACAAAATAGGCGTATTCGGTCGCCTTCATGTCATTTTCATTTTCAGTGTTGGCATACCAAGGATTGCGATTGTGCCAATCAAGGGCGTCCTCGGTTGGCTTTACGACTTGCTGCTCGACCTCCTGGTACTGACCTTGCTGCGCCGACATTTGGCTGTAATTTTCAGTGTCCTGAACTTCTTGGATCGCTGACTGCTGCCTGGCCTTTGCAACGCGGAGTTTTTCTTTTTGAATCGAGATGTCGCTCTGAAGCTTTGCCGCCTTCGTGATCAAGTCACTGTCGCCTGACTCAACTGCCTTCTTGTACACATCATCGATCTGCGCTTCTTTCGAAGCCAAAGCTTCCTCCTCTTTGGCCAACACATGATTCGATTGTTGAACCGAGTAGTTTCGGTACTGCTGAAGCTCTGCTTCTTTCTGAAGCGCAATTTGCTCAAGCTGCTGCGCTCGCTGTTCCGCCTCGCGGTGCTTAGCGTTCAGCTTGTTAATTCGTTTGGAGACAGACTTCGTGTAACTTTCAAGCTCGTCCTCGGGTTCGCTGGTTTCGACCGGGTCTTCGGTGATCTCAATAGTCACCGGCTCTTCTTCGATCTGCTCTGCGTTTTGATTGTCAATCATGTGAAACTCACTATGTCGTCAGGATTCAGAATGGTGCCAATTACCTCGTCGTCGTTGATGATGCGCACCTCGCCACCATCCTCAAGCTTGAATCTAGCGCCAGAGTATCGACCGATGAGTACCCACTGCCTCTCTTGGCACCAAGGAGTGTTACCAAACTTCTCAACGTCTCCGTAGCACAACGGCCCCATTTTGACCACGTAGGCAACGACTGTAGCCAGTGCCTCGCGGTCTACGGTTTCTTTGAGCAGATGGATGCCGCCGTCGCTTTGAGCCTTCCCCTTATAGGGAAGAACGAGCATGCGCCAGCCGGTAGGGTCTGGCATACGCTCCAGTGCAGATTTGTCGAGAAGGGTCGGGTCGAGAACGCGCTCATCAGTTGGCACGTAGGCCGATTGAGTGGTCGGGATAGTCAATTTAGGTTTCCTTGTAGAATTCTCTAATGGTGTCCTCGACCAAGTTTATAACAGTTAGCTCGCCCTGCAAACTTTTATAATGTTCTATATCTTTGAGCATACCGTCCATCAGGACTTCGCGGATAAGCTCTCTCCGATCTTCCATAATCCGCTTGAGGCGCGAGCCAAGATCAATGTCATCCACTAAACTTTCTCGTGAAAATCAAGCCCACGGGTCGCAGCGCCAGCGCCACGAGCCTTAATCACTTTAATCTTCCCGCCCATAGTACGACGAACTAGCTCGGGCGCAGTCGGCGTAGACTTTATGGCCTTTGTGGGCGATTCAACTTTTTCGATTTTGCTCAGGTCTTTCATGAGTCTTCCTCGGGGTAATGGGTTTTTTTTGCCGCCTTTTTTGCCGGCTTTTTCATTACAGGCTCTTCTTCAGGCGTTTCTTCGGGCGTTTCTTGTTGAACCTCTTCGACAACAGGCTCTTCTTCCACGGGCGCACTTTCACCAGCGATGCGAGCTAATTTAGCTGCAATTCGAGCATCACTTTTTCTCTTTTTCTCAGCAGCCTCCTCGGCCTCCTTTTCTGCGAGGGCAATTTCTACTTGTCTCGCAAGCTTCTTCCGCTCTCGGAGATCTTGAATCCGCTGCCGCGCACCACTTGTCGATGAAATAATTTCAGCCATTTTGGGCCTCCTAGTTTCGGTTTTGCATATCGAGGAGCTTCAGCTCCGCTTGTTGCTCTAAACGACGAATGGCTACATCGAGCTTATCGTCAGCAACTTCTTTCTGTACGCCAAGACGTTGTTTAGCGATCTCCGTCTCTAGCAGTTTTTCTTGAGCGCGTTGCTGCTGCTTGGCCGCAAACTGCTCGTTTTCAGAGTCAATCGCCTTTTCTTTGAGCGCCAGCTCTTGCTGCCGGATCTGAACGAGCGGATCTGTCTCGTTGCCCTGGCCGATTGACTCTAGCAATTCTTGCGTTAATTGGGCCAGGATTGGCGACGAAAGCTGCTCAATTTGCATTTGGATTTGACCCTGCATCTGCTGCATTTGCTGAGGCGGAAGCTGGCCAGACTGCGCTGCAACCTGCAGTTCCTGCATCTGCTGGTTCAGCTCTTGCGGTATCTGGTCCTGAATCATTTGACCCGCCATAAACTGCAAATGCTGCATCATGTGCCCAATGATCATTCCCTGCAACTGAGGGTTCTGCTTCACGACATCCGTCAAGAACAACGACCTATGGGCGTCAATGTGAGACTGATGATTCTGCGGCTCAAACGCTTGCGCTGGAGCGCCCATCAAAAAACCGTTGTTTTCAATGCCTGCATCAACCGGCATCGGCTGCGGGGGCGGTGGAGGCGGCTGTATCAGGCTGTCAACATCGTCAACGCCTAGCGCTGAATACATACGCCTGTACGCCTCATAAATTCCTTGTGGGCCGTGTATTTCAGGGTTCGATTGAACCATCGTCAGCAGCTCCTGGGCCATCGTGATGCGCTGGGACTGGCTGAAGATGTTGGGATCTGAAACGGGGATAACGTCAACTCTTCCATCGAAATCTTGACCCATAATCTCCTGTGGGCCATTGCGTGAAACGTAGGGATAGCTAGGCGGTAAATACTCAGAAAACACCTTCGCTAGAAGTTGAAACTCAAGCTTTTGGCTGTAGTGCAGGCGCTTGTGGATCGCGCTCATTACCTTCGTGCCGCGCTCTAATAACGCCACCGTGGTTCCTACGGGCATCGCTTGATTCATGTCACCGACGTTCATGTCGGCGATTGATGCGAAACGCTTACCAGAATCAACCAGCAATCCAAGCAATTGCATCAATACGTTGCTAGGCTCTTTGATCGGCAGTGGTATCAGGTTTTCTCGCAAAGAAGCACCCGTGGTGTCGATGTCGCGGAACTCACCCGGCTGCAAAGGGCTGTCCTCGTCACGAATGCGCATGCCACGGGCTTTGAATCCTGCTGGCAGGTTAGCCAGCGTGCCCGCATCAATGAGCTGTCTCAAGATAGAGGTTGCTGATTTCGAGATCCCGCCGATCATGTGGCTCAATCCCAGCCCATAAAACCCGAGACCCGGCAAAAACTTGTACTGCACAAAGAAGTTTATTTTGGCCTTGCGCGGGTCCGCTTCGAGATAATTTCGGCGTATCGACAAAACTTTTTGTGATTGCTCGTCGATAGTGACGATGTAGGGGAGTTTTAGTCCTGTAGGCTCGCCATCTACGCCTATGTCTTCAAACCCAGGGAGATCCAAAATCGTGTGAGTCTCGAAAACAACATGATCACGATCTTCCTGGTAAGCAGGCTCCATACCCTCGATTTCGTCAATTTGCTCTTCGATTTCACTTCGATTGACGACCATTGAGCCGCCTTTCAGCTCGACATCTGCATAGAAGCCGCTGAGCTGTTGTTTCTTGATTTCATTTCGACTCATGTTCAGAACGTGAGTCACGCGCTCGGCGGAATACAGATCAGCGCTTTCGTAGGGCACCACGAGGTCTTGTGGCTCAATGAACTTGCTCATTGCTCGATTGGTGCTGGTGTCGAAATACACTTTCTTAAAAGCAGACCCAGCCAAAGGCAGATAGAAAAGCAGCATGTCCAGCTCTGGATCGTACTCCTCCATCACGTTGAGGATGTAGTAGTTCATGAAATCTTGGACGCGCCCGGCCTGCATTTCGACCTCTGGGTTACGCGCACCGACGATTTCTGTTTTGACTGGCCCTTTAGCTGGCAACAATTCCTTGTAAGCTTGCGCTTGGAACTGCGTTACAGATTCAGCCAGAATTGGGTGGATAACACCTGTAGAGCCTTCGAATGGCTGGCTTCGAGAGTCATCGAACTTCATCCCCAGATACTTCAACCCGTCCGTATAAGTTTTTTCCCATTCGGCGCGGCTCTCTTTATCAGCCTTAATAGAGCCAATTACATCGCTGGCAAGCTTTCCCAGGTCGGACTCAGAGATGAAATTGACCAAGTTTGCGTTGAAGTCAGTAGCGATTTGCTCCTCTTCGGCGTAAATTTCGTCATCGATAAGAATTTCTTCCTCACGCACTAAAATTTCAGCAGCGTTTCGAATCTCATCGTTTCTCGTCATTTCCGGCTCGATTTCAATCGCACTCCCCATCGGCATGATGTCGGGGTTGTCCTCGGTGCCTAAGCCTTCTTTTTCAATTGCCATCAGTAATAAACCTGTCTGTCACGTCTCAAAAACTCAGCCTCTTCAGGATAATCGTCTTGCAGGCTCAAAAAGCCGCCTTGTCGAAAACGCATCAACGCCATCGTTGCTGAGTCGCAGTAGTCATCATTGTCGCCGAACGGAAAGCTCGCCATTTCTTCGATCACTTCTTCGGCGAAACTTTCATCAGGTGCCCACACCATACCAGACTCAAAAATTGGGGCCACGGAATTCATTCGTGCAATTTTATCCTGACCGCGTGATGGCGTATACGCTGTTACCGGAATACCCATTCGACGAAGTTCTTGCGTCAATGGCGTGCCGCTCGCCTTCGCTTCTATGAGAATACAGTCTGGCTCCCAATACTTGTACTCCTCGTAAGCAAGTCTTTTCAGCTCTGGAAAGTCAAGCCTTACACGCTTCGCGTCGAGCAAAATCAGAGCCTGAACATCCTCGTCTGGCGACTGGAATATCGCCCAGGTCGTAATGGCCGAGTAGTCAGCGGTTTCTTTTTTGCTGAAAGCGGTGTCGTAGGATTGAATGACGTAGTCATACGCCGGAACCCAATCGTTTTCCCACTTGCGCCACCACTCGCGTTTGACAATCGAGCCAGCTTCTGCCGTGGGGTTTTGCATCCACTGGCTGTTCCATTTGCTGACCGGAAGCGATGCCTTGACGGAAAGTAGCTCCTCTTTTTTCCAGAACTCTGGCCAAAGAGGGGTGTCTGACTCAGGCATGATGGCCGGGAACTCTATGACTTCCCACTGATCCGCGTGATCGTCGCCTTGCTTCTTTAGCACCTTCCCGACTAGGTCTTTTGTTGACCATCGAGTCATGACGATGATGATGATTCCGCCCGGCTGCAATCGCTGACGAGGACCAGAGGTGTACCACTCATACGCCGACTCCATCGCTGTAGGCGACAAGGCGTCTTGTTCAGAGTGAGGGTCGTCGATGATCAGCAGATCAGCGCCTCGACCTGTAATGGCACCACCAACGCCGGCATAGAATGATTCTCCTTCTTGGTTCGTGGTCCAACGTCCCGCTGATTTGTTGTCAGCTTGGAGCTGTAAATCCGGGAATATCTGAGAGTAGTCGTCAGAATCGATGATGTTTCGGACCTTCCTGCCGAAGCGCACGGCAAGCTCAGCGGTGTGCGTCGTCTGGATAATTTTTAAATCACCCTTGAGGCCCATCATCCAAGCCGGAAAGTAGGTGCTGGCGAATTCAGACTTAGAATGTCTCGGAGGGAGGCAAACTATCAGGCGTTTTAGCTTCCCCTGCGCGATCTTATTGAATTTGTCGCCTATGATCTTGTGGTGGCGACCCAGGATACATTCTGGCCACATGTGCTTGACGAATTCTATGAAATCGCTTTGACACTTGTCCTGTTTTTCCATCTGATCATAGCGCGACAGCAGTGCCAGAGCTTCGTTCTGATCCTGCTCACTGAGGATCTCGAAGTCTTTCAGCGAAAGTTCAGACATATTCCCAGGCTTCTCCGGTGAACAGCAAAGCCTCAGCCTCACGCCTGCGAATCAAGCCATCCAGAACCTGGCCGCCAGCCTTGTTCCAACGGCGAATCTGATGTGGCGCGTCTGCCAGGTCACCTTCGTTCAGGCGTTGCAGCAGAGTGGATGTTTTCAAATTCGTTGGCCCAAGGTTGTAAGTCCAAGCCACCAAGGCGTCGAATTGGTTTTGCGACAACTCTGTCTCGACCAGGTCATTCACATAGCCCTCAAACTCTTCTAGGTCTTCAGCCAACATGGTGTCGGCTTCTTCTTGGGAGCACGAATCACCCTCGCTTACATCTCGTGTGTGCCCATATCCAATTGTCCAAACATTCGCTGAACACTGATATGCCTCCAACTCGCAGCCTTCGAATTTTTTAATTAGGGCTTTGCCCTCCCCGCTCGTCTTCATCATCGGTGTCCGATCCTGTGTCCAAATTTCTGTAGTATTGTATAACGCTGAGCGCTTGTCGAATATAGCGTTTTATTTCCGCTATGTTCGTGCTTAGGTTTTCATATCCCTTCGGGGTTAGCCCGTAGAACGCATCAACTGGCGCTTTGCCTGCGTTCAAATCATCCAGGTAGATTTTCATTGTCTCTGGCGTTAGCACACGCCACTCAACAGGCAGCGGCGATATCTGATTGGGCAACGGCGGGTGGTAAACCGGGGCGGGCTTCTCGATAGTGATTACCTCGACCTGCTTTACATCTGGAACAGGCTCTGGTCTGAGCAAAGAGCAGCTAGTTAAGCTGGTCAGGATCAGTAATGTCAGCAAGCTCTTCATTAACCTTAACCGTCCCTTTGTTGATTATCTTCTCAATCAATCCGGGCTTGCGTATCGAGAGCATGTTTAGATTATGTCTTGCGAAAGTCTGACGCATGTCGGTGACTTCTTTTTCCGCTGCTCTAGCCGCATCTGCCAAATCATTGATCTTTTGCAAGTTCTCTTTTTCTCGGGCGAGTTGCCTTTCTAGTTGCTCGTTTTGGGCTTTGATCTCACCTTCTAAAATGGCTTGATTCGATATGGCCTGTTGCAACTCCGACCTCAGAAGACCCTTTTCCGCCTCTGCCTTGTCGTAGTAGAGCTTGAAAGCCCCGCCAAGCAAAATCAGACCCACGCCCAATGCTGCAGATAACTGCCACATTACTTCTTGTTCATATAAGCAGTTGCGCCAAAGTACAGCCCGACTATGGAAGCTTGTGACAAAAATAGCATGTCCGAGAGGGCTGCGATGGTACCGAGCCGAGACTCGCTAACGAAAGGCAACAGGGGCAGTAAGGCGTAGACCATCATGCTTATTACTGCCACCCACGCCATAAGCTTTTGGCTTTCAGCCTTTTCTTCTCTCAGCTCTAGCTCAAGCATCGTTTGACTGCGCTGCAACTCTTCGTCAGTCACCACGCCATCTTGGTCAAGGTCAAACTGCTCGTACTGGCTACCCTTCTGCAATCGCTTAGGACTCATTTGTCTTTAGCTTTGCCGATGTTGAGCGCGAGTGTATCAACGAGCTTATACAGCTTGCCCATCCACTCATCGTCTTTCGGGGTTGGCGTTGACGCCGCAACAATAGAGGCTAAAGTGACGATCAGAGTCACAGCGGTTACCAAATCAAACAAGATGTCCATAATTCATCAATCCCAAAAAGGTGTATCTTTTGCCACCATTCTTGGCTCGCACCAAGCGGTGACCTTGTACTGACTTTCGTTCAGTCGTCGCTTTTCTATCGCATCCGCAAAGTAGTTGCATCTATGGATGTCCCTAAAGTACATCATATCTGTATCTACAGCATCTCCATTTACGATGACCATCAGCACAAACGCCATAATCACCGGAGGTAATTAACCCACACATAAATGCCCCCGATAATAAAAATGAAACATACCAGGGCAATCGTCCCGTATGTCATAGCTTCCTTCATCATTTTTTGTCGCTCTTTTTTTCTTTTCTTCAAAAGAGCCATCTTGCGGTTATGCGCCTCACGGGAGTCCTCGATACGCTGCATAATTTCTCGGTATTGCGAAGCGCCACCGGATTGCATGAGCAGAGAGTCTTTGAGAGCCTGATGGAACGAATCGGCCTGTCGTTTCGCTACCTGCAACTTCATCGACTGTTCCAGGGTCAGCGGCTTTTCTACAGCTTTAGAATCAACATTCCGAATTTGTTCGTCGAGATTAGAGTATTTCGAGATCAGGGCACTGAATGAGCTTGCGTTCGCACCCGTCTCTTTGATTGTCGCAAGCATCTCGTTTAGCCCCTTGAGCGTAGCTAGAATGCCAGCAATTTCGCCAACCCCGAGACCGAATACCATGAGTCACCTTGACCATACCGCAATGATGATGCCCACTAGAGAAGAGACCATGATTGGATAGATGCCCCAAATCATCTTTTCTAATTTATCAAATCTCTGAGATCCTGCTTCGAGACGCGCATTAATCGTCTCGTATCTGAGGCTGCACTCGGCTTCATGGACCTCGATCTTTTGCAGTGCCTTGCTTGCGTGGGTCTGAGCCATCAGCTCACCACTTCTTCCGATTCTTCAACGGCCTTGATCGACTCTTTCAGAGCGTTTTCACGAAAGCCAAGCGCCACCTGCAGGTTAACCGCTCGACGTTGTGCAGCCGCTATTTGGTTTCGCAGTTCAGCAATTTCGTTACGAAGGCTGACCACTTCAAGATAATGCTCTTTTGACGCATCGCTCTGCTGGTTGATGTCATAGCTTTCGCCGTCAATCGCTACCATGACCGGCTGAACCTCTTGGTTTACTTCGTCCATTTTTAAACCTTTACGTTTATTTTTCTTGACGCTGCAACTTGCTCAAGCTCTAAGCGCCTACCTTTCGCCCGATAGATCTCAAACTGCTGATCTTCTTTAAGCTCTTTGAGCATTCGCCCCTTAGTCGCGTCTTCAAGCCGTTGCTGTTTTTTATTGGCAACCTGCTGCCAATTAACTTGCTGTACTTGATAGCTAGACGCGACTTTCATTTACCAAGGTACGCCTTCGCCTTGAGTGGGGGTTTTCTGCTCATTGATGTTCGCAGTCAAATCGGCCTCTACCCCGGCTTTATCAACTTCTCCATCAGACCAGCACCAACCTAAGACCTCGCTCTCAGTGAGGTCAGCATAGGGGGTAAAGTCTGAGCTAGACGCATCATAGGTAAAGTTGCACGACCCGTAGCTGCCTGCCCTGTATGTGTCATCGCCTACGGTTTCTTCATCCGTTACTCGCCAGTGTGCGGTTGTGACGCCCCCGTCGCTGAGGTTGCGATCCAAGGTTTCAATTTTCCAAGTCGCGGCCATGAGTTTCTCCTGTTAGATTGCTGAGATTATGAATGCTAGAAGTTCTGAGTAACGCACGCCCAGGCGAGTGTGCTCTTCCCCGGTTTCTTCATCAGTCGATGTGTTTGAAGTAAACATTGCATAGCGTCCAGCGTCTAAACCCTCAGCCTCAAATGCTGCTTGTAGATCTTGCGCAATGATTCCGAAATGAATTCGGGCATCGTCGCCTTTCTCCGCTACTGATGACTTCATGCGGTACTTACGAAGCAAGCCTTTGCAAGCGACCGCAACACGTTGCTCTGCATCAGACAGCACTTCAATGTCCTGCTTTAAATTTCTGTCAGAAGGGTTAACAGTGCCATACGTGTAAACATCATCGAACGCCTTGCTAGATGACCCCAAGTCCTGCGAATTGTTTGCGCCGGGAAGAATATTTCCACTCGAATCAATACGCATCCGCTCAGATCCACCATTGAAAAACGTCATCGCATTAGCGGAAAAAAGATAGTTAATCTGGCCTACGTCATTGTCGGAATCACTAGAAAAATAAACTGAACTTGTCGCGGAGGAGTTTCCAGCAATGGTCAGCACAACACCCGATCCCGCAGCCGTTCCGCCGGGGTGTATAAACGCCGCTGTACCTGCATGGGGAGCCGCGCCAGACCAACTAGCGCCGAGGCGTGAGACAGTGAGCCTGTCTGCAGGATCATCATCACCAAGCCCAAGGTTGCCGGAGCTATTGAGCACAAGCAAAGCCCTGCTTACGTCCGCTGTAGAATCCGCATGTGCCGAAGTAGCTTGGCGTGTGACAGCGAACGAATCTATTTTGTTGTAGGGACGGCCAACGAAATACTCTACGTCATCGTCCTGATTATGCAGAAACATGCCCTCACCACGAGCAGATCCATTTGCATCCATAATCAGGCGGCTGTGCGTAAAGCCGGTACCACCATCGTTGCCTATGTGGATGGTGGAATCTACGTCGAGGTTGTAGGCGGGCGAAGTGACGCCTATGCCCATATTTCCAGAGCTATCAATGTATACGCGCTCTGAGTCATTTGTACGAAAAGACATTTTGTTAGTAGAATGGTGATACCTAATACGCCCTGCATCTGCGTCACCACTATCTCCGAACATTAAATAAGACGAAGCAGATGTACCCCCAATAGTAATACGCATAAACGCATCATCAGAATCTCCAGTGCCGGTGCTTTTTACTTGTATGGAGGGGTCTGTAGCTGCCTGTACATCAAGTTCGAAGCCGGGGCTTGAGGTATTTATTCCCAAGCGGCCAGTGTCACGGAACCTCGCTATTTCGGTACCATCTATCTCGAACTCAATGGAGGAACTAGAAGACCCGTCATCATTCGGGTCCGCAATAAGCCGAAGGTTGCCATTGGCGGTATTTTGAACTTGTGCAATACCTGCGCCAGATCCATCGCTGTCTTCAAGACGAATCGTGGGGTTGCTGTCTTTAATGTGCAAGGGGTTGCTTGGAGAAGTAGTGCCAATTCCTACGCGATCTGCGGACGCATCGACAAAAAGCGTGTCTGTATCAACGGCGAGATCATCTGCGACCGTCAGCGTAGAAGCCATATCTACGGCACCGTCAATGTCTACAACATCAAGGTTTGTAGTGCCGTCTACATCAATATCTCCAGATATATCCAAGTTTGTAAAAACAGACGTTCCGACTGCTGTGATTTTATCGTTGAACGTAGCAGCACCAGCAGCGGACATGTCAAACTGAAGCGCGTTAATTGTAGAACCGCCGTCGTTACCACGGATGTAGATGTCTCCGTCGCTGATGACTGCGTTTATATAGAGGTCATTGCCTGACTTGGTGACATCTCCAAAATGCGTTCCGCCGCTTTTGAAGAGAATGCTGTCGCCGCCAGCGTCAAGATTGATGTCTGCTGCCACATCCAGAGTTAAATCACCCGAACTCAAAGCAATCGTAGTGCCGTCAATATTGATGTTATCGATGTCAATACCGGCGTCTGCGGTGATCTTTCCTGCGGACACGGTAGTGCCCGAGATATCTACATTTCCGTTGATGTCGATAGTCGTAGCGGCAATCTGAACCTCTGTATCCGCGACAATATCAAGCTGACCATCTGTGCTCGAATTAATATAGATCGCACTGTCACGAAGCTGCACCTTGTCAGTCGTCGTCAACTCGATGTTTGTACCGCTGGATGTGTTGCCTGCAGTCAATACTTCAGCCAGCGTATCCGTCACACCAGGATCAACCAGCGCCATCGCGTCAACAACAGCAGCACCAGAGCCTGCACCATCGAGGTAAACAACAGCGGTTTTGCCGGTAGCGATTGTGACGTTAGCCCCACTGCCCTGGCTGATGTTGATTGACTGAGAGCCGGTGGTAGCGTTCTCAATAAACATCACCCGAGAGATGGTATTCGGAGCGATGGTCAAAGTCCTGGTTGCGCTCAATGTCGCAGAAGAAGTGACCTTGAAGTACATAGCTCGCGCAGGGTCAGTAGATCCGTCTGCCACCGTGGTCGTTGCATCTGCGTCCGAACTAAAACAATCCTGAGTACCGTACCCTAGAGCTTCACCAATCAGCTCCAAATTGGTGTTCGTGCTCGTGCCCCAGGTTCCGCTCTCTTCGCCGGTTCCGATTTCTTTCAAGCGCAGATCATTTACATACGTTGCCATCTATTCCACCTTTCAAGCCGCATCGCGGCCAGCTTTAATTTCTTCGTATCCTGCCGATTGGCTGGTGTCCACCGCTACATAACCCGCCGATTGCGAGGTGCTTATGTCTCCATAACCAGGGGATTGACTGGTGTCTATTGCCGCATAACCCGCCGATTGCGAAGTGTCTACCGGATTGTACGAGGGGACTTGGTCGGTGTCTATCTCGCCCCAAACGAGAATCTCACCAACGCTTGCCGTTGTAGAGAGGCCAACCAGCGATACAACTGCACCTGAAACAGTGGTTGCATCACCAATCGCTGAGTTTATCTGTTGGCCGCCTACTGAAACTCTAGTCGCTGCCTGAACGGAGGGCGTGCCTAAGCCAGACGAAATAGCTTGCCCGGTGGGGGTAACGCTTACGTCCTGATCAACTGCCGGGGCGCCGACAGCAGATATGATCGCCTGGCCTGTAGTCTGAACAATCGACGCTGCGACGGTTTGAATCGACCCCACGCCTGATGTAACAGATTGGCCGGCCAAAGTTACATTCGACTCTCCATCGACGGATAAAGCGCCTAGCCCCGACGTGACGGATTGCCCCGTCAGCGTGATGGTCGCGTCGTTGGATACCGTGACCGCGCCCACGCCAGAAGTGATTGCTTGGCCCGAGACTGAAACATCAACTTCTAGGTTGACTGAGGGCGCGCCGACAGCAGAAGTAATTGCCTGGCCCGTGGGCGTGAGGCTGGATTGACCGGTGACGGTTAGACTTGTACTAACGGCTGAATTTATTGCCAGTCCGGTAAGGCTCGCGGTAGCCCCCGACGCGACGGTTGGTGAGCCTAACCCAGAAGATATAGACTGACCCGTCAATGTGAGATTGGCCTCGGCATCAACCGTCAAAGCGCCAACGCTTGCGGCAATCTGCTGCCCCGCAGGCGAAACATCGACCTCTTCATCAACTGTCAGCGAGCCAACGCCAGCGGTAATTGCTTGGCCAGTAAGCTGCACGACAGTGCCAAGATCAACCTGTAGAGAGCCGACAGAAGAAGTAATTGCCTGGCCCGTGGGCGTGATATTAGCTTCTGCATCAACCGTCAAAGCCCCAGAAGCGCTACTTACCGATTGCCCCGTAAGGGAGACGTTTGCCTCCGCATCAACCGCCAAAGAACCCAAAGCGGAACTTATCGATTGCCCTGCAACCGAGGCGTTTGCCTCCGCATCAACCGATAGAGCTGCAACTGCTGAGGTTAAAGCTTGTCCGGCGAGAGTGACGCTTGCCTCTCCATCGACCGAAACAGATCCAATCGCAGAACTGATCGACTGACCTGTTAGCTGGATCAGTGACCCTGCAACTACTTGAATAGAGCCGACGCCAGAGTTAATAGCTTGGCCGGTTGGAGTAACGCTTACTGACGCACCTGCAGATACAGCGCCAACAGCGGAGGTGATTGCTTGGCCGGTCGGAGTGACATTTGACTCTGCGTCGGGGGTTACTGAGCCTACGGCGCTCGTTACGCCCTGACCAGCAATTGAAACATTTGCCGCTGCATCAACTGATACAGATCCAGCGCCAGAGGTAACTGCTTGACCAGCAATAGCAACATTTGCCGCTGCGTCGACTGATACAGAACCAACGCCAGAAGTTATTGCCTGGCCGGCAAGAGTGACGTTGACCCCTGCATCAACTGTTGCAGCGCCAACACCAGAAGTAACGGCTTGACCAGCAGGAGTGACATTGACTCCTGCATCGACTGTGACAGCACCAACACCCGAGGTTATTGCCTGGCCGGAAACCCCAACGACCGTGCCTGCGTCTACGCTAAGCGAGCCTACCTGCGCTGTAGCTTGTTGTCCGCTAGGCGTGACATTGGCCACGCCAGTATTGGAAACACTGCCGACGGATGCTGACGCAGCCTGACCTCCAGGCGTGGCATTTGCCTCTGCATCGACTGTGACAGCGCCAACACCTGAGGTTATTGCCTGCCCAGTGACATCGACGGGGAGTGGAGTGCTCCATGCACCTTCACCCCAGCCGCCACGGCCCCAGCCGTTAATGTTAGCCATCTTCTAGTTTAGATTCGGCGTCTTTGAGAAGGCCAACTGCCGTAGTCAAAATGTCTCGCACAGCGTCTGTCATAAAGTCGGTCTGAAGAGAGGCTTCCATTTTGCTGATTGCCTCTTGGATATCTTCGATTGCAGTCATGAGAATTCTCCACCAAAAACCACATGATAGACCTATGCTGCGTTAGGAACACCCTGAAATTTGCGGTTCAAGATGCGCTGCACCTTGGAGTGCGTGAGCGGAGGTATGTTGTGCATGCTGTTGACCTGCTTGGCTATCTTTCGCGGGCCAAGGCCGCGCTTATGCAGCTTGTAGATCGTCTTCAATACCACCTGCTCTTCAGGCACCTCTACCAACTTCTTGCGCGTCTTGCTGCCCGTCTTCACCTCTTCGTGCCTGAATCCATACGGTGCAGATCCGCCGATTGCGTAACCGCGTGAGGCCCAATCGAGCTTACCTGCGGCAAATCGATCCTTAATGGTGGCGTGCTCTATCTCGGCAACCGCAGATAGCACCATCAGCATGATCTGGTTGGCCATCGAGTTCATATCGAACTTGGCGTCCAAACCCTTCGACCTGCCTGCGTCTGGGTAGACAATCGGCATCTCACCAAACTGCTCACAAAAGTACAGCGTGATACCGATTTCCTGCAAAACGGGTATCAGGCCCAACAGGTCAGAGCTGGAACGACTCAACCGATCAAGCCGTGTGCAGATCACCACGTCATGGCGGTCAATCACGTCAGTCATATCGCGGCTGGCGGGTCGATCTAGCACCGCATGGGTGCCAGAGATGCCCTCATCCGCAAAGAACTCGGTCACCTCACGGTTGTACTTTTCACGCACAAACTCACTGATCTGCTGCTTCTGAGTGTCTAGCGAGATGCCAGACTTGACCTGCTCGTCTGTGGATACGCGGACGTAGCCGTAGATGTTGTTGATTTGCTTCAGTGGGTTGCCGCTCATTCTGTGTCTCCATTAAGAATGTCCAAAGCTCTGTCTAGGCTTTCAGCCAACCCCTCTTGCAACTCCCACCCAGTCTTGATGGCTGGCATGTCACCCGCTTCGATGCCTGCGCGAATCATGTTGAGCGAAGCTGCCTTGGTCGCCGCCACCCCGAGAGCCTGTCTAAGCTCTTTGATTTGTGCGTCGATAGACTTCACTTCACGCCCCCCTTGTAACCGTAGTCGGTCATCTCTTCGTGCAGTCGCTGCCAGTTGATATCCAGCGGCATATTGTCGGTGCTGCGGTCAGCAAACATCACCTGACCGTCTTTCACCAGCTCCACGCCGTAGACCGCCTTGGGCATCCCATCGTACACAATGTCGATGTCGTGCTTCAGACAAGTACGGCGCACCCGATTGTAGTACACCTTTTTGGCTTGGGCGCTCATGCTATGTCCTCCTGCAATAAATTTTCCCAAACGTCTTTGACCGCCGTGGTGGTGGCGAGCCATTGAGCACGCTCGACGATATACGCGCCAAGCTCTTCGGTTTCGATAGACGCCTCAACAAAATCGGCTGGATCATGGTCAACAACCGCCGCCGCTTTTTTGAAAAGCGCAGGCAGCACCATCGCCTCAATCGGTTCAAGATCATGCTTTCGAGCAAACTTGTTGATTGCCGCAACAAGAATCTGGCTGTTAATACTCAATTCGCTTTCATCAGTCATCACGTTCTCCGTTAAGTGAGATTGAATAATAAGCGCCTGCGTGTCGTTGTGCAACAGTTTATCGAATTAAATTAATTTTTGTATATGGGCACGGTGCATGATAGGCTGTTGGTTTGAGTACAAGAGATAGGGGAGTGTGATGGCCAACATGGAAAGACTTATCGAGATGCTTCGAAACCACGATTGGTACTTCGACTACTCGGATGACCATAGGGTTTGGAGGAGGGGCGTTGAGGAGCGTAATCAAATTAGAAAAGAGGCCGAGCGGCTTGGCAGGCCAGAGCTGGTTGAGCAGGCATTTCAAGAATTTGAAGCTGGCGACCTGGAATGGTGGCTGGCGGAACTCCAAGAAATAAACGACGAAAATAATGTTCCACGTGGAACAAGTTAGCGCGACGGGCATTTATGAGTAAAAAAATCATTGTAGAAATCGAGGGCGATGACGCTGAGATGTTAATCGAGTACCTCGGGAGCATTCGAGAGCTTCTTGAAGAAATCAGAGATGAGCTGGCCAAGCAGCCGGCACCAAGAACTCGGAGAAAAGCCGATGGATAAGTATTTCGAAACTCTTGATCTGGCGCAGTTCAGGATGATGCACGACGTGAACTCAGAAAAAGCAACGAAGCTTTTTAAGCATGTGCTCGACTCTCAACATGACGTAGGCGCGGAATCCGACTACATCATCCGGTTGTGGAAGCAGGAGAGAGGAATCAAATCGGCTGAATCGCCTCAACTACCGGCCTAGCCGCTTCTCTACGCACTTCTTCCATTTCTGGCGTATCGCGTGGATCGAGTGACAAAATCCCAAGCGCGGCATCTGTCACCGCTTCACCGGCTGGCACCAATAATTTTTGAAATCCAAACTGCACGGGATCGAGAGACTGCGTGTCGTCCATCAAGTATTCGCCAATCGATCCAATGCCTGACTTGAGCGCTTCTTTGTACCGGCGACCTGTAGGCGTTTGCGTCTCGAAGTCTACCAACGCGGACGCTCTTGCACGCGCAGCTTCTGCTTGCTCCGGGGTCAAGCCTCGTTCAAATGCGTACTCAGCTCCCGCCATGCCCAAAAGCGGCTCAATCAACAAATCCGAAAGCGCCTCATATCCAACTTCGCCCGCGCCATAAAGCGCATCGGTCAAGGAGTCAATGCCGCCTTTTGCCTTCGGCACATTTGCAGTCTGCAGCCCGCGATCAAGCTCCATCGAATAACGCGCCTGTTCTGCCGCTTTCTCCGGGGTCAAGCCCTGTAGCCCCGCAATGCCTTGGGGAAGAACCAAAGGCAGTGGCGCAAATCCAAACATCGTGGTCGGGTCTTTCATCTTCTCCGCGATGCTTTCGCCGTCCCTCGTTAGGTTGTCTAGGTGGTAAATCTTAGACTCGTAACCATCCACTTCCATCGTTTCCGGGCGGTTAGAGGGTATTACGGGAAGTTTGCCCAAGACCTTATCGATGGCCCTCGGTATGTTTTGCTCGTACTGAACGCGCAAACCTTCATCGCCCCATCGATCAACGTGCGCGTCTGCGGGCGCAAAGCTTACGCCGTCATAGCCCTCTTCAGCGGCCTTTTTGAAGATATATTTGATGGCCAGCTTGTTCCAAGACTGGGTATCTAAGACGAATGGCCCCTCCTTTGGGTTGCCTCTTTGCATTCGTTCAGCTTCGAGTTTAGCGCTCTCGGGGTCAGCCTTATCCAGTGCAGATTTCAGTTTCGAGAGAAGCATCGGGTCCACGCCCATACCCGCTAAATATTTGCGCTGCTCCTCCTTTGCTTGCGACAGAGCGGCCTCAAATTTCGGGTTAGTACCGTCGAATACGGGCACTGCTCCAGAGGGTGGCAATTCGCCAAGCTCGACCGCACGTTTAAGCACCTGCTCATAAGCGCGATTTATATTTGCTTCAAAATCTCTCCGCAAACCCCTCCTCATATTTTGAATGTACTCTTCCTCTTCCAAAGGAGAAAAATCCCTGAGTATGCGGCTCAATATGTCTCCTTCTCCCTCAATGGCGATATCCGCAGCCATCTCCATTATTCCATCGCGCCCGCGCTCTCTCTCCAACTTGTCGAGGTAATCCTCCTCAAGCAAGCTATTTGCCGCCTTTTTTGCTTGTGCGTCAGCGCGTTGCAGGGCAGTTTTGATATTCCCAGCAGCGTCCAAGGAGAAGGTGCGCTGAAACTCTGTTTTCTCGGCAGTGTCAAGATCGCTATCTGATAAATTTATTCGAGCAAGTCGATCTTGCTTTCCAGCCTGTAAAAGCTCTGTCAAACTAGCCTGTAAACCTTTCTCCCCAGTCAGTCTGTCACTAACATTCGGGTTCACGGTCAATTCGTCGAGAAGCGGGCCTACCTCCTCTAACAGTTGCATCGCGGCCTCTTGCGCCTGTTTCTCAACCTCTGGGTTTTTAAACCCTTGCTTACGGCCTTGCTGCGCCCAGTCAGACTGGACCTCTTCCACGTACAAGATATTTTCGCCCATCGGCCCTTCGCGGTCTTTGGTGCGAACGTGAAAGACGTTGTTGATGTCATCAGGGAAGTGAATGCCCTCTCTAAACTTCTCCCTGCCTTTGCTGGGCAGTGAAAGTCGCGCTTCCTGGTAGTTTTCGCCACCATCTAGGGTGTATTCGCCCCATCGTGTCTCGCCCTGAGCAAGTCCCTCTACATCGCCGTATTCTTCCGCAATACCTCGAAGCCGAACGATTACTTCGTCTGGGTCATAAATGCCTGCCCTCTCGATTTCTCGAACGATATTTCCTGGGACGTTATCTCTTTCCAGTCCATCTAGGCCAAAGCCCATGTTTTCATTACCCACAAGCGAATAACTGAAAGCAGCGCCGGGCATGTCACCTATGTTTTGTATCTCATTGTTTTGATCGGTGACTTGAACTGTGATCCTGCGAACTGGGTCTTCGTCATAGTCTCGATAGACAAATTCTCTCGCCCTGTCCTGCAAGTCAAAAACGATTTCGTCTGGCAAGGCGCTTAAAGCCTCGCCTCCGTTAACAACTTTCTCCATACGAGCTATAAGCTCTTCAAACTCGTCTTGATCGTCGGAATATCTTCTTGCGTAGCTCTCGATATTCTCTCTATCTAAAAAGACATTTTTTAATAAAATTATATCATCAAGACGCTCCTCCACCTCATACTCGACGTGGCTGGGGCCATAACTTTCTTCAATATCCAGAATTTCGTTGTCGTATCCATAGTCATAGGAACCATATGATGGTCCCGTACTGACCGTTTCTTCCATTTCAATTCGGTCTGAATCGATACGGTCTAAAATTTCTCTTTGAGTTACCCTTTCTTGACGAAATAAATCGTTCAAGCCAAGGGCTTCCAGCTCTTCAGCTTTTACCCCCTGCTTTAAAAAATATCGCTTTACGTCATCACCGCGACCCTTCTTTTGAGGCATTTTTTCAGCGACATCTTCAGCCAGGCTGTACATGTTGAGCTTGTTGATCTGCGCCTTAATGATTCCTCTTTTTATAATTCCCATGACCTAGCTCGCAAAAATATCGATGTCGTTTATGTTAATTTCCCCACCCTCAGCCTTGAGCAAGTCAGGCGAATCCAAGTCCTCAAACCCAGCGTTCACAGAGCGGACGTTTTTGGGGTCGAAAATGACTAACTCGTCCTGAACCTTAAAGCCAGCAAACCCATCGTCTGCCATTTTTTGTTGAGCTTGACGCTTGATGGCTTCGGAACCCAATTTGTCTGGTGCGTCTTTTCTGACGGCTTCAATGGCTTCGCCAAAATCTTCCCGCGTGCCTATTTTCCCCCGCACAAAAACCGGCAACACGCGAGCGCCCCTACCAAACCTTGGGTCTTTCAAGGATTTCTCATTTATGTATCTTTCGCTGTATTGAACCTTTGGACTCAGATAAATGCCTGGGCCAAGCTTTCCTTTCTCGCTAGGGATAATTGTTGTGAATTCTTGATCAGGAACGTCGCTTTCAAACCTATCCGTCGCATGGTAATACACCGTGTCAGTGTCAAAACCAGCTTCTTTGGCCTTCTGCAGCCGCTGTAGCGCCCTCGGCAGCTTCAAAGCGCCACCAACAACCGGGCCGGCCAGCGGGATAGCACTGGCTGCATCGCCCAAACCGCCCAACAATTGCATGATTCCGCTGAAATACGCCCCCTCAGCCAAATTTTTGGCCAAGCTAGGCGATCTCGGCCCCGAAAGCATTTCTTTCGTGCTCAACCCCCGTGAGGGAAACTCAGGAAACTCGCCGAATATATCGGCGGTCGCAGCCCCCGGCGCTAAACTCGCCGTCAAATTGGCAATCTGAGCCGGAGTAAGCTCTGGAAGCTTAGGCTCAGGCGTCCGCCCCATCATCGTGCTGACAGCACCACCCAGGTTCATTTCTTGCGGACCGGATGGACTCGACGCCATCTCCTCACCATCCACGTAAAATGGACTCAAACCACGCTTCATGCGTTCTATCGCGTGGTCAGCAGCCTTGCGAACGATGCTTTCGGGCACCTTATCGATGCCAATGCGCAGATTCATGAGCGCGAGTCGCTCATCCTTGTCCAAAGTCGGTACCATCGAGGGGATTTCGACCTCCTGGCCGCCGATATCCACCCCTATCGAAAGCTCAGTCATCACCTTGCCACTAGGCAGGTTGATCAGTGGACCCAAAAACCCCTTTTGAGATTTTTTAACGCCGTCCGACCGATAATTTTGACGATTTCGCTGAAACTCCTCGAATTCTCGATTCCGTTTAAACTGCTCAGGGTCTCGGATCTTTTGAAGCACCTCGAAAAGATCAATATCGTCAATTCCGGCCATCACGCCGCCTCCCGCTGACCGGCAAAAGATTGTTTCAACAACTCGAACCACTCATCTAAGGTGATAACCGCTGTCCGGGAGTGATCTCGCGCCAAATTTTCGTTGATTGCATACAAAGGTATACAAACTCGGATGGCCTTGTTGTTGAACTTATAAACCAGCACCGGAGTATCATCGCCGCAGGCTGCGCATACCTGGTCCCACCAGGCCGGTGCATACCACCAGCCCGATTTGTAAGCCTTGCACTCTATCGAGTGACCGGGAATTCGAATGTCGCAGAGATCTGCTGTCTGATACTGATCAAGGTTGCGCTTGCACTGGAAACCGAGAGCGTTTTGTTCGGAAAACGCATTGATACGCTTCACAATGTCGCGCTCAAATGCCGCACCTTTGTTTCTTGAATCCGCCATGCAGGGAGTTTAGGCGAAAAAAAAATAGAAATAAAATTTTTGCTGGGTTACCTTTGCGCCGATCTTTCGATCAAACCCTGCTCATCCATCCCCATTTTTTTGCTCACCCCGCAAAAATCGGGTGAGTAGGGTTCCTTTTAGAAAAAGTACCCGCCAGATCCGGGCAGCGAGCCAATCCCGCCGTACATCATCTGAGCACGCGGTGAGTAACCACCGCCAAATCCTCCGAAGCCACCGCCGAAGCGAGGAGGCATCGGCTGACCATAACCGCCACCCATGCCGTAGGGTGACGGGGGAGCAAATCCACCGCCAAAGCCTCCACCGAAGCCTCCGCCAAAGCGAGGTGGCTGGGGCATAGGTTGGGGTTGGCGTATCTGAGCTTGATGGCCGTAAAATCCGCCATATCCACCGCCATATCCACCACCATATCCTCCGCCAAAGCGGGGTGGCTGGGGCTGAGGCATGGGCTGAGGCATGGGCTGAGACATGGGCTGGTCTTTTGGCATCGGCATCGGCTCTTTAATCCTTTCCCTCGGTGGAGGGCGGCGCGATCCCGGTCGTATTAAATCCTCCATGTTGATGCCCTCGCCCGGAGGAAGAGCTGGCCCCCGTCTATACTTAGGCTGCGGCGGCTGATATCGCTCCGGCGGAAGGGGAGCTGGCCCCCAGGTCAGGGGTGGTGGTGGCGGCGGCGGCATAAATATTGACGTTGGCGGATCGGACGGAAAGATTGGAGAAGGACGCCCAGGCGGACGGGGATCGGGAATTTCATACCGCTCCCTTCTTTCGTCCGGCGCTGGCATTTCATACCGCCCCATGCTTTCGTCCGGCGCTGGCATGTCAGGAAGCGGACCCTTCCCCAATGGGTCAATGATTGGCGGGTTGCCTGGACCCTTGTAATTTACGCCACCCGGTCCCGGCAATACGCCACGAGGGCGCTCAGAAACCGCTCGTGGCCCGGTAGGGTTAAGCGGACCACCGACACCTCGATTTGCAGCCGCTTCCCTCATTCCGCTCATGCTAAAACCCGGATTAGGGGAAAAAGAAACCGCCGGCCTGGAAACCGCCAGCCTGGGTCGGGGGGAGTAAGGAATCGCCGGCCTGGCTTGATAAAATTGGCCTCGACCAAACGTCTGGGACGGACGAAACAATGCTGCGCGAGAGTTTCGGAATGGCGAAAAGTATTGCGAAGGTATCATCGTGGCAGCCCGTATGTCATTGCAGGCAATAATGTGCGGATTCTAGGCAAAGGTCAAACGCTTCTATTCGCGTTGCAAATTTTTGGTGATTGAATGCGCCAAACCTTGCTATAGCTATTGCGCCTGCTGCGCTTTCTATTTAGGGGGGTACGGGGGTCGCCCTAAAACTCGATCTGCCAGGGTTTTTCCGACCCAATAGGGTTCCTACTGTCACGCACGAGATCGCGTTAGAGGGCGCTACAGGGCGCTTGACGCGCCATAAACCAGGCAGGCGCGGGTCGCAAAGCCCTGCGTATCGGCCCTGCTCAGAGCCACGCAGCCTTGGCGCAACCAAAGCGCCACGCAAAAATTGCGTAACGCATTGATTTTGCTCGGATTTTTTCCAATTTAACATAATCTGCGCATTTTTTTAAGATTTTGAGGGGCGGGGCGGGAGAAGGGGCCAGAACGAAGTTGAGTCGGCAAGAATCTTAAACCGGCTTGGTTAATAGTCCTTGTCGCTTATATCCTTCTCAACCCCGAGCAGCTCGTTCAATCGATGCTTGATGTCGTCCTTCGTCATCTTCTGCAAGTCAGCATTGATGTTCAGGTTCTGGCTCCGATGGATCGTCAGCCCGGCGAGTTGGTTCAACTCCTTCACCGCGCTCACCGCTGCGTTGTACGCTCCGCTCTCGAAAGCCGTCTCCGCAATGTTCCACAACATAGCGCCCGTCTTCTGCGGCGTGATCGCATACTTCTCTCGCAACTCATCCTGCTTGACTCGGACCGCTCGCGTGACCTTCGGGAAGTCTTTGCCGTTGAGCATCTTTGTCGCTGCGGCAGCAGGGAATGAGAACCCGGCTCTTCGCGCTGCTTCTGTCTGCCCACACGCGCCTTCCGTGTAGTGCCACACGAAAGCCGCTTGCATGTCGGTTATGCCAGCCTCTTCGTCCGCAACAAAAGCTTGTGGCGTTTCTACCAGTTGCTTGCGTTCTTTCCTGGGCCTGCCTCGCTTTGGCTTTTCGTCAGCCATCCGCTCTCCTTCAACTTGTTGAACAACTCCCGCGCCTCTTCCTGCAGAAGAGGCGCTTGCCCTACGCTCTCGCGCTCATCTGAGTTCATCTGGAACCACACCTGAAAGTTGCGCTTTTCGCTTTCCGACTCGTCATACCAAAACTGTTCCACTGCGACTCCTCGCTCGACCAGGGTACCAGGGGCAGGGTACAGCGTCTCAAACTTTTCAAAAAACCTATACGCGCATTCACGCACCTTATAGGCCATATACCATATATATATTATTATTATTAAATTAAGGTACCCTACCCTACCCTGTTAATAAATATATACAAAACAATGACTTACAAAGATGGGTCAAAGGGTACCTTTTCAGGGTACCCTTCAAAAATCACCTCCCCAAGATCCACTGAACTTATCCGCATTGCCAACCTCCACTTTCGTGTAGTCGAGGTCGTAAACTTTCTTGCCGTTACTCTTTCGAGGCTCTAGCCCATTCGCAGACAATACCCTGCTCGCATCCTTAATATCCGGCATGCGCGGCTGGCTAATCCCGAGATCCCGCAGCAGTTTTGTCATCTGCACTGGCTTCGTTTGTGTGCTCTTAAAGTGAACGTGTTCGAGGATCAGATCCTCGACCGTGCTCTGGGTGCGGTAGTATTCGTTCGAGTCCTGCAGCATCTCTCGCTGCTCGTGATTCAAATACCAGTTGGTGTTCGGGTAGAGCGTCTCCTTGACCTCGGCCCAGAGCTGCTGCATGTCAATTCCGTGGTTGGCGTTGATCGCAGTCACTGGCACAACCCAGAACCTTCTGTTACCGCTGGTATCAGTTAGGAACTCACGCGCATTGACGCTCGCGTAAAACGCCGTGCGCCGTTGATAAGTCGTGCTGGCTCGATCATAGGGCAGGCGTAGCTCGTCGTTCTTCTTGGTCACGAAAGCCTTGAGCTGGTCGATGTCGCTCTTCTTAAACGTACTCTCGATCTCGCCCAGCTCCACTATCCAATGGCTCACCGCCTGCTTCACGCTGTCTTTGTCGCTCGGGTTGAGCGTAGCGCCCTCTAGTAACCAGCCTTGCTCGTAGTCCGCCAGTCGCTTAAACCAAAGTGTCTTGCCCAGCCCTTGCGCCCCCTGGAACACCAGTATGCCCTCCAGGGCTACGCCATTTGGTTCACACACCGCTGCTACGCAGGAAACCAGCCACTTCGTCATCAGCATCTCTTTCAGCGGCTCGTTCGTGCTGGTGATGGTCGCCAAGAACTCTTTCAGCCTGCTCTTGCCGTCCCATGGCTTCGACTCCATCCACTCTTTGACCGGGTTGTACTCCCGCGCCAGGAGTTTAAGATAGTCGCGCACCTTCTGGTGTGGCACCCCGATCTGAATGCAGCGATCTTCGATCTCGATCAGCGCACTCTCATCTCTCATGTCAGCGATGAACTCGGTGTGCGGGATGATGATCTCCATATTCTTCTTGATGACGTTGTAGCGCACATCAATCTGATTCACGGTCAAAACGCCGCGCACATTGTCCTTGGTGTTTAGGAATCGCCCCTTCTCAGTTTTGTTCCAATCGTACTCGACCGGCACTGCCACGTTGTTTAACTCGGGCATCAACTCGCCCTCGATGGCGTGGTCGTTGTAGTCGCCCTTACTCTTCGGCATCAACACCTCGGCTTGTGCGCCGATGCGTTTCACGACTTGGGCGGCTTTGATCGCCTCCTGCTCACCGGTGTTGCTGTCATCAAAGTCTGCAATAAAGACGTGCTTAGCCTGGGGGAAGTAGCCGCTGATGGTCTCGGCGACTGGTGATAGGTTGAAGGCATCGAAACAAACCACGACTGGCTGTCCCATGTCCTCGAAATAACTCGCACCCGTCGCGTAGCCTTCAACGTAGTTGATGGTGTGCGCCTCGCGCATGGAGTTTGGATCGATGACAAAGAACGAACCCTTCTTCTTTGTGCCAGGTAGGAACTTCTTGCCGCCATCCCCGTCGATGAACTGCAGCCCAGCAATCTTCAGCCTTGCGTCGAGCACCGGGATGACCAGTCTGTCGCCCTGTTGTCGCAAACCGTGGCTGGTGACGTTCTTCTTTTGTAGGTATGGGTTATCGTCTGTGGCTTCTGCGTAGCTGTCCCAAAGCGCTTTGGCCTTCTCTGCAGCCTGCGCCTGGCGCGCCTCTCTTTCTTTCTGTGCCTGCTCGCTGAGCTGCCTGATCTGCTCACGCTGCTCTGGAGTCATCTGGTGGCGCTCTGAGTTCTCTGGCTTCCACTTCGCAATCGGCTCTTCGTTGCTGATTGTGCGGTCACCGCAGCGACCAAACGGAACCTCTTGATCGAGCCACACCTGGTACCAGCCAACAAGCTTCTGTTTTCCGCCTACATCCATGTAGGCCCGACCGACATCGCCACCGATCACTAAACCCTTCTGCGGGTCTGGCTTCATGCCGTTCTCTGCCAAGAAAACCTCAAAGTCGGCGCGTATGTCTCCGCTCAACGGTCGGCTAAAATCTTTTCTACCACCATCATCAATTATTAAGCTCAACGAAAAATTCCTTGCATCAATTTCTCCAACATGTGCATAATAGTACAACTTTTTGCAGAACCACAAGGAAAAGCGATGGCACTTCTAGTAAGCGAAGGTGGCGGGGGCGATTTTGAGCAAGTCCCGACTGGCACCCACAACGCAATCTGTTACAAGCTGGTTGACGCCGGCACAACTCTAAATGAATACCAAGGCGAAGTGAACAAACGTCACAACGTCTTCATATTCTGGGAGCTGCCGGACCTGCGAATGGCAGATGACCGGCCTATGTCGATCTACTGCCAGTACACGCTAAGCCTTAACGAAAGGGCGAAGCTCAGGCTGCACCTGCAAGCCTGGCGCAACAAGGCGTTCACCGAAGAGGAGCTTGCAAGCTTTGATCTCACGAAAATTCTGGGCACAACGTGCAAGGTAGACGTTGGTCTGACCAGCGGCGGCAAAGCCAAAGTGATTGGTGTCTTCTGCGCCGATGGCGGCCCCAAAAAGGTGGCCACGACTAATGAGCAGGTCGTCTTCGACCTGGAAGACTATTGCAGAGAGTTTTCTGGTAAGTCGAACAAGGCAAGCAAGAAAGCTTGCGATGTGTTTGAAGAACTGCCCAGATTTTTGCAGTGGCAGATCGCCGGGTGTGATGAGCCAGGAAAAGAAAAGATCGACCCCTGTTTCGAATTGCAGGCAGCACTCTCCAAGAATGGCGTCGAGACGGAAGAGCCGGTGGAAGAAGCGAAAGACTTCGAAGACGACATTCCGTTTTAGTCGATATGGCGCAGCGCAAATACAATCGGAAAGCAGCCAAGGCATCGTCAGTTTCGGATGGTTCGACGGCCAGTTACTA